AGGCTATAGAAAAGTTACATACAAATCATGTTATGGTTAATAGTCCTCAATTTAAAGGTGATTGGGGAAAATTAGTAAAGAAGTATTGTAATGCTGATATAGATACTAGAATAGGACACATAGTTGGTAAGGGTAAAACGACAAATGAGGAAGATGACGATATAGAAATAACGTGTTTGGCGACAGATCAAAGTCTTGGTGATGCATATTGTAGAGGACCAGCAACTGGTGAAAATATTGGTGAAAATATAGAAAAAACTATATGTAGAGCGTATGATGATTTTGAACTCGTTGCGAGTGCGTATTGTGATAAGGACGTTAATCAAAAAAAACCTTTTTGTGGGTGTGCAAATGCAGTCAAACTTGATTTTTGTACGAATAAGGGTGACCAACAATCTGAATATCCCGGGTGTGCAGAAACTGCAGACCTGTGGAAAGCAATTGAGAGCGGTTTGATGGATCGTGATAGAAGGTTCTTTAAAAATAGACGTAAGTGTCACCAAAGTGTGTGTGATTCCTCGAGGTACCAACCAACCGGGTGGGAAAACGGGTGTAACGCTTCATATAGTGTTTGTACAGATGATACTAAAATAAAAGGTGACTTGATAGATAGCGATTATTCGGTTACACAAAACTGTAGCTTTACCGAATCGGGTGAAATGTTATTCGACGGTGATATAGATAAAAGAACACCTGAAAAAATATTTATCGACGATGCAACTAAAGAAACCAAACTTTTTGAAAAAATATTTTCGGTCGAAGGAGAAAAACACGATCAGTGGTATGAAAAACGTATGTTCCATATACTATCATCTTCATCTTCTTGTATTATTGCAATACTAATGGCAATGGGTTTGATAGTTATTTAAAGAAAAAACATACGTTATGTGTATAAGAATGTGGTGTTGGTGGTGTTGTCATACATTCGAGGGTATACCTTTGAGTATGCCATATAAACACGATGAACGGCGTAATAAGTTTTATACATCAGGTAATTTCTGTTCCTGGAGTTGTATGAAAACGTACGTTATCGATAAGTACGGGTGTAATCGAGGTGGTCTTATATGTGGTAACATGGTCATGATGCGGCGAAAAATCTTTGATAAGATAGGACCAATAAAAAAAGCGCCACGTAGGCAAAGATTATTAGAGTTTGGGGGTGACATGACAATAGAAAAGTTTAGAGAAAATAACGTGATTGATACAGAAATCCCTAATAAAATAGATACTGAACCTGTACGTGATATAGTTATACCCATACACGATAATACAAAGAAGATGAACGATATTAAAATAGCAACGGGTAAAAATGAAACATTACGTTTGAAAAGAGAAAAGCCACTCAAACGAAACGAAAATAACTTAGAATCAGTTTTAGGATTAGTTATTAAACCCAAATCCTAGTTTACGCCTTTGTTTATTAGTCGGAACAGATTTTGGTATGTGTATATCTTTATAGGAATTTATCCATTTCGTACCATCATACGCAATCCATTTTATATCATATTTTTCTATAATTTTTCTACACATAACACACGGTAGTGATATACCGTCACCATAACTGGTTTCTCGACGTATCACTAAAGTTCCGCATTTTCTGTTAAACCAAGATGCAAATTGGTGATTTTTGTATCCCTTTTTTAAAAAATCACGTTTTAAATTGGTTATTATACGTCTTTCGGCACAACATATACAATCACTTTTAGTAACTTTTGATAATTTGGTAGTATAAGTTGTCACTGTTGTGAATGACATTTATTTATACGAGCGAATTATTTTTAATATCGTTACAATTATTACATACGTTTCCACAATACACAAAAGAGCAATGTACACATTCGTTTAACGTTCTAACTTTCCGTTTAACGAGTTTGTTTTGAGAATACATAATTAAATCCTTAACAGTATAAATTCCATACATGACCATGGTTTCTAAATTTGGAAACTTCATTTGTATTTAATATACGAGTAAAAACTTTATGTTATATTAATTATTTGAAACACCCAAACAATTTTTTACATCCAGCACTTGTTTTTAACATGACCGCAAAACTATCAATCATACCAGGTACCATAGCTTTTAAAAGTGTTTCGAATTCGGTATCAGTATCACCTTCATCGATTTCTTCAATGATGGAAAAGATCAAATCCATGACAAGTTCTTTCTTATTTGGTCCCGACATAGATTTAAGATTTTGAGCTTGGAGCATAAGTGTCGATACCAGAATACACACATTCTCTTTCGTGATACGTTTACCCTTATATCTTTCGACAATTTTCCTCATTTCTTGTGCGACTTCTTTAGACTTTTTAGATTTAGAATCATAGTTTGATACAATCTTTTCCGGTGGTTGTGACATTTTATATAGATCTATAAATTAATTTCTTTAATTAATATAATGAACACAGACGATAAAATTGCGTTTGTTGCTATAGTTATTGGTTTAGCTCAGATGATAATGTTAACAAACAAGTTAATCAATACCGAAGATATTTCTTATTACAGTGTAAATTATGTTGTAGCTGGTATAATTGCCAGTGTACTTTGGATAATTTATCAATATAGAAAAGGTGCCAACTTTTCAGTCGCTTACTCAACAGCTGGTTTATTTATCGGTTTATATATTTTACAAAGGATATTAAAGGAACAGAAAGATAATAAAAAAGAATAAAATGCAATCTATATTAAGTACCAAAAATACACGTTTACCTATTAAACTTACAAAACGTAACTCTTCGAGATTCAAAGCACACGCATCTGTAAATTGGAAATATGTCGAAGCAGTTAATGGACGTGCTGCAATGTACGGAACGATTCTCGGTGGAGCTAATTGGGGACTTACGGGATTGAATGTTATTGAACAAACACAATATTTACCATGTGCTATATTGGGTGCTGGTTCTACTTTGATAGCTATAGGTACCATGACAAATGCCGTTGGTAAGTTATCAGAGGAGGATTTTGAAAAGTTCGCGTCAATTAATACAGGGCGTTTTTTCATGACATGCTTTTCGGGACTGGTTATAGCTGCTATTCTCGGTGTCTAACATGCCAATATCTGTATTTGATAAAATATATACCAAAAAATTCATCATTTTTATTTTTTCATTTAGACTAAATGTTCCTGCCCCACGCATCACGTGAGCCAAGAGCATTAACATCAAATGTATGGATTCGCATAGTTCCATATATATTATTTAATTATTTTAAATAGCCATATTACTCTTCTTTTTGAAAATGAAAAGTGCGGAACCGATGGCTGCAAGGAGGTAAATAACTATACCAAATGCGCCCATACCCTTAGCCGCTTTATCTTTATCACTATCTGGACATTCTTGTGCGAGAGCTAAAGACATGGCTGAACCGATGAAACCCATAATACAATACATGGATGCTATCATTTTTTCTTGTGTAGATGCACCCAATACTTTTTGGATCAATAAAACCAATGGTATAGCTATACCTAAAGTTAATGTATGACTCAGATACATTTTAATATTTTGCCACTTTTCACTTGACTGTATCGCATCACATCGTTCGAATACTTTTATACCGACACCCGATATAGTTGCGTATATACCCGCCAACACGACCGTCATACCTACTAATTTCCAACTTGGTGTTTCGTTACTCATTTTTTATTGTAGACTGAGAAAATAATATCCTCTAAATTATATTTTGGTTTCCAATTATTTACTCGTTTGAACGCGTCAAATTCGTTTAATCCCGATTCTTTTTTACATGGTATATAAAACTTATTAGATACCTTTATAACAATTTTGTTATCAACTATACCAACTTCGTTTACGTTTTCACCTTCCCATGTTATTTGTTTACCCATAATTTTCAAAGTAAGTTCTATCATTTCACGTATTGTATGTTTTTGCCCGGTCGATACTACATAATCACCTGGTTCTTTATCCTGTAGTATTAACCACATAGCTTCGACATAATCTTCGGCATGTCCCCAGTCCTTGTATGTGTCAATATTACCAACTTCGACGTGTTCAATTTCACCTATCATAACTTTTTTCAAACCATTTATTATCTTTGGTGTTACGAATTTTTCACTTTTGTAAGGAGATTCATGACTGAATAATACACCCGAAGATATATGAAACCCGTGTACATTTCTATACATTTTTACAATAAGATCTGCGGATATTTTTGAAATACTATAAATGGTATCCGGGTTATGTATAGTTTCCGAAGAAGATGCCTGAAATATTTTACATTTATCACTTAATTTTAATTCTTTTATGACTTCTAGAACCGTGAGTATACCAATGGAATTAACATGAAACGTTTCTATTGTGTTATTTACCTTTAGACCTGTATTTACCTTAGCGGCTAAGTTGTATATTTCAATATTTTCAAAATCCTTATATTTCAATAAAAGCTTATAAAGTTTTTTTTTATCTAATACGTTTATTTTATAACCATCTACCGTGTATTTTTTCCTATGTAAAAACTTTGATAGATATTTACCATCCTGTCCTAGATACCCTGTTATTATGGCAACATTCATTTAAAGAGTAAGGGTATAATATCTTTAAATGAAGGTTGATATTTCAAAGGGTGAATTAATAGATAAGATTACTATCCTTGAAATTAAAATGGATAGAATAAACGATAAAAACAAATTAAAAAATATTAAGAATGAACTTGATATATTATATAAACTTGAGTTTGATACTAAACATAAGGGATCCATGAAGGATGTAAATGTGAAGATATGGGATTGTGAAGAATCAATACGAAAAATGGGTATGGAAAATCCACCCCCGGATTTCATTAAATGTGCTAGAAACATTCATATATTTAACGACGAGCGTGCACGTATTAAAAAACTGATAAATATAGAAACTGGCTCTGAAATTATTGAAGAGAAGAGTTACTAATCTACAAAAGTCCAAACCTGATCACTAAACACCGTTTTTACGACATCCGGTGTATAATATAGATGTGCAACATTCGTGTGAAAAAAATTAGTTTTTTTATTACCCAATTTCATTAACTCAATCATCCAGTTATACGAGCTGTTCATACAGTGTACTTCCTTGGCATTCTCGATTAACCAAATATAACTAAATATATTAGGATTATCACACTGGAAAAATTCGTCCTTTTCGTTTATTAGTTTAGCATGAGGTTTGTATATAAACTTGTCGGTCTCCACGTTTATATACCTATTTCGTTCCGGGTCATCGTGAACAAATATATAATCTTTTGTGGGTGGTGTTATTTGTATAGAGCTATCTCCAATTACCTTGAACTTTGAGTACATGTATAACGGGTTTACTTTTGCCTGTAGGTAAATACCATGAGCCCAGTTAACTGAATTTGTATAAGAAGACCATATAGTATCATTCATACCATACGTTGCGAGTGGTATAACTTTACTATTTTTTGGTATTTTAGAACGAATTTCGTTTGGGTTTGTATTATCTAGTGGTATAAGTGTAACTTTATCACATATATCTCTATACATGAATTTTACCGAATCTTCATGTGTGTTTTTAATAAAAAGATTTACGTGATTAGTTTCTGCAAAATGTCTTACCATTCCATTAAGCATTATTTGATCACCTAAACCTAGATGGTGTAGAATTGTTATTGACATTTTATGTAAATATATTTTTATAACTTTAAGCTTTCGATTACAGATGTAAATAATCTTTCGATCATATATTTGGTAACAAATTGGCTATTTCCAACATATACACCATTATAATGTAATATATCAGCGTTGGGTGCCTTACATGTATCTTTCCATTTATGTAAAAATGGGTGCTTTAATAAATTTCCCGAAACAATTGGTCTATGTTCTACACCCAAATCGTCCAAACCTTTTATAACGTCCAATCTATTACTCTTGTCCTTGCATATGATTGGAAATGCGTACGAACTATTTGAACTATTGGTATCTGGTATATGAAAATAGTCTTCATAATGAATAAGCTTTTTAATAAAATATTCATAATTATCTTTACGTATTTGAATATTCTCGTCAAGACGCTTGAGCTGTTCGATTCCTAAAACTGCGTTTATTTCAGTATTTTTGAAATTGTATCCGTCGGTTAAGAACAAGAAAGCTGGATTTATATCCGGGTATTGTGATGTAACTTTATCATAATTTTCGGGTAAAAGATGGCGCGCACACCCATGGTTCCTCTTGAGTCTCATGAGTTCATAAAGTTCGGTATTATTTGTACATACCATACCACCTTCGATTGTAGTCATGTGGTGACCAAAATAAAAACTGAATGTTGAACCTGTACCATGTCCTCTTTTTCTACCAGAGGGTTCTTTTATCCCATGAGATTCGCATATATCTTCTAAAAATATAGCCTTGGGATACTTTTCTTTTAGTTTATCCATCGGTGCATTGAATCCGAGTAAATGAGTAACGAATACTATTTTTATATCGTCGTCATTTGGTAAATTTTCAGTGTCAAAACTATAGTCTTTTAAGTTTATATCACAAAAAACTGGTTCGAGACCTAATTGGAATACCGGTGCTACGTTTGTAACCCATGTACAAGCAGGTACGAGTACTTTAGAACCATTCGGTATTTTATAGAGTTCCTTTACGGCTGATAAAAGAAGTATATTCGCTGTACTACCGGATGTAACGAATAAAGAATGTTTACATGCGAGCCATTCACACCAGTTTTTTTCAAACTCTGTAACTTTTTCACCACACGTAAATTTATCGGTTGATGCTATGAATTCGATAAGTTTTATCTTATCGGATTCAGTAATAGCACTTTTCATTAAAGGCCAAAACATATTTTTATAATTAAATTGATTTATAGCTTTAAGTTTGTAAAGTTCTGTAATATTCATCTTGTTTAGTCATTTTTTCAACTGTTTTAATATGATATAGGGCTATTTCCGGTGATTCACTTATTTTTAATATTTCATTCGTACCTGTAACTATTTCGTGTAATCCTTTAGACCATTTAATCTCCGGTGTATTTTTATAAATACGACCTTGGTAATCCGGCCAATTTATCCAACCACAATTGTTTATTTTAAAACTAAGTTTTTCTAACCATTTCTGTGTAAACCCTGGGCATATATTAATTCTTGGTATGTATATGAGTTCGCATTTATTTTCATGTATAACAGATTTGATATTTTTAATAAATAATTCCTGTGGCATTTCATCTGCATCTATAACAAATATGTAATCTCCTTTACAAACACTATTATGAAAGTTTCTGTGATCTGAGAAATTACCGCAAAATGGGCGTTCAGAAACACTTATATCTTTTTCAAACGTTTTTAATACGTCGCGTACTTCTTGTGTGACATTTTTACTATCAACGAGTACGTTTATTTCATCAATTGGTTCTTTTACCTTTTTCAGAAATGAAATGAGTGAATATAATTCATTTGATTCGTTACACACAGTTATTGCGTATGATATGCTTAATGTTTTGAAAGAAAAATAATTTTTATTTATCTTTTCTAAATCCTTCAATATTTTCATATTATTTAAGGTATGACTTTGTTCAGTTGTATCTGAATCCCTTGCTGCAACATGGTGAAGTGCATTTTCATCGAATCCGTATTCTAATTGTTTCAATTTACCCAGATTACATTCTTCTGTAAAAACAGTCCTTCTTTTAATACCTCGCTTTTCCAGTAAGTTTGATATCAACATGTCATCGTTCCATGTAATACTTAACAATTCCCTAAATTCCGGAAGTATACTTCTAAGCCAATCTGTTCTATACAGACATGAACCGTAAGCCTCTAAAACGTCAATGGATGGTTCTATATGAGTTCTCGGATATTGTCCCTTGAAGTATGTATCAAAATTAAAACCTGATAAACCCCATGCACTTTTAGGTTTATTTGTATTAAAATTTTCCAATAGATGAACTATTAAATCTGTTTGGTATATCGTATCATCGTTAACAACTATGAGTATATCAGCATCACTTTTTTTAATAATAGGAGCAAAAGCCGAAGTTCCGGGTCCCAAGTCTTCACAATCTAAATTTAAAATTATATTTTTACCTAGTTCTTTGTGTGGAAATACACCATCCCAATCTGGAAATCTATTGTATTTTTTAGGTATATTAACCCATATTTCATCAAATTTTTCAAGTTTTTTTAAATTTTCTATATAATCGCTTAAGTATTTGAATCTGGGTGGTATAGTGGTAAAACTAAGTATTGTTTTCATTTAATATTTTAAAATTTTATTCTATAAGTTATATTAATTAAAAAAATAATATAATGATAGTATAATGCTAGGTGTTGAAATTGAACATATTGATGATCTTGGTACGTCTAATACTGATAATATGGCTGAATTAGAAGACATTTTAAGATTTTGTCAAGTAGGTCGAGACTGTTCAAAATCTGTTATGGATGAATATACAATCTGTGATAAGATAAGTAAAGAGGTAATAGTTTGGTATTCTCACAATAAAAAAGTACTCAAACAGATGAATGAATGGGCTATACTTCATAAAGAAGAATTTTCTGAATACCAAAACAAGATAAAATCTGTACAGGAACGTATTAAAAAATTAAAAAACAATGTTCTTAAATCTTAGTACAATTTCAAAATTTCAGAAACTGCAGGGTGTCTTAAAATGTCTTCGTCGTCCATAACGACATGTTCGATATATTCTAAATCCAATCCTTTTATTCGTTTAACAAGATCAGCAAGACCGTTCCTTGGACCTAAATCACTTTGTTTCAGGTCACCCATAACGATCATTTTAGAATTATCACCCAATCTCGTTAAAAGCATTTTCATTTGGTTAGGTGTACTATTCTGCATTTCATCCGCAATTATAAATGAATCATTGAATGTTCTACCTCTCATAAACCCTAAAGGTTCTATACACACGTGTTTTTCAAGCTGGTTACGTGTAAGATAATTTTCAAAAACATCCATCATAGGTCTCGTCCATGGTTCCATTTTTCTTTCCATTTCACCCGGTAAATATCCCATATCTTCATCTGCCGCAACTATTGGACGTGTAAGTATAAGACGGTTACACTCTTTGTTTACTAATTTTTCTGCTGCGACTTGACACCCAAACATAGTTTTACCCGAACCCGCTGGACCGGTTGTGATTATAATAGGTTTTGGAGACTGTATAACTCTTAAATATTCACATTGACCCGGTGTTTTGGGAAAGTTCATCTGTATAAATTAACTTAAGGTTTTTTTTCTATCAATATATTAATATGATATCGAACGTTATAAAACCTGTAATTGTAATTAAACCTGTAAAAAAATATAGAAATCGTATAGTAACACGATGTGTTTCCGGTAACGATTATTCTGATCAAACATTTGATGACGTTGATACCGTACTTGTAAAATATTTTACGTTTCGATCTACACAATACACATTAGGACAAGTATACGAAATGGATATGTCGCCTATGAAAAGTGAGTTTAATTGGTTATGTGATTTTGCAAATGAACATAATCCAAGTTCTGGAGATACGTTTATTGAGGCATTGTATGAAAATGGTAAAACAAATATTGCATCCCGTGTTATGGAAAATAGAGAAGGTTTATTAAAACGATGGTTATCGGAAATGACTGAAACGAACGGTGAAAAATTGGGGTTAAAAATACACAAGAAAAATATGGATATATCTCGAAACATGTTAACAAAGTCACTTGAAAATACACCAGAACCAACTAAGTCTATGGATGAAGTATAAAGGTTAAATTATTACTATATAATATGACAGGTATCATGCATTTTCATTTTATAGGTATCGTTAAAGGTGGATATACAACAATCACTGACCCAGATGGTAAACCACGTATAATTTGTTTTAGTAAAAAAAAGACTGCTGATAAATGTATAGACTATATGAGTAAATACCGTTCAAGCTACGGTGTATGGCCGGACATGAATTTGGAACAGCCCGTCTCTCGAATAAACCCCAATATAAATTTCAAGAAAAGAACACCTGAAAATATAAGGGAATATATTTTCATTGAAGAAATGGTAAAGAGTCAACTCGATGAAATGTCAACTGGTACGGGTGTATGTTACTTTTACTGTCATACTTTCGCATATAAGGACGATTTATTACGGATATCATTATCTGGTCAGAAAATAGACGGTGAAATTGATGATAGATATTATAAATCAAGATTAGATACAAGGTTAAAGAATGTGTGACTATGTACATTATAAATGTCGTTTGTAAAAGAGTTTGATCCTAAAAAAGAAGACCATGTGTTATGGTTACAAAAAGTTGATACTGTTATGTTGCATATAACAGACCATGCGAATGAAAGTAAAGATATGATGAAAATCGTAAATGAAAATCCATTTGGTATTAAAATGAAAAATCCAATGGATTGGGCACAGTCTCATTTTCAATTATGTATGAAATATTCACAAGCTGTTCTGAGAGGAGTAGCTCATATTCCGACTCAAGGGTCGACTGATTAAGCCCGGATAAGAACGAGTTCTAGGTCGCGATTCTCTAGTTAACTTATAGTATTCTTTTAATGTAAAGTCCTGTGGCTCTGAATACTCGTCCATGCGTATAAGTAAAATTTTACCTAATATAAACATGTTTGTAAAAGGTCTAGGTAATCTATTTTGGTTTAAGTTAAGTTCAATCGATGATTCTGAACACTTAACTATAACAACGTCTTCGTCAGGCCACTGACCTACAAATGACGCCTTACCTTTTAGAATATTGAAAATTTCATTTTTTTCAGGTGAAATGTCGATAACTATTTCTACTATGTCATTACGTTCCTCGTTTATTAAAACAGCAAGCGTCATCTATTTTATGTGAATAAAAAAAGTTGCTTTTAATAAATGAATACTTTACTTAAACTTTCGATTGCTCTTATACTTGTGTACGTAATACTATACAGGTCGGATTTATACACTAACATTGTTCTTGATACTGCCTGGAAAGAAACTCGCAATAAACCAGTTACAACATCGGACCCCTTTAACATGTGCTCCCCAGAGTCATTTTCTGACTGTAAAAAAAATAAAATGGAACTCCTAAGTCGATATTAATTTATATAAATTAATTAGGATGTTATCTAATCGAGAATACGCGCTACAAAAATACTCTGATGTTATGGAACTGGGTATCGATAATAATATCGTTCAAAATTTAGAAAGAAATACATATAATTGGGCACATAGACGAACATTGGAAGTAGGTGATTGTCCAGCAGCAGACAATCGTAAACATGTTCAGAGATATAAACAAAAGTTTTTGAGTATTATGTATAATCTAAAAAATTCACCAGATCTCAAAGATAGAATTTTGAGGGGTGAATTTAAAACAACTATGGTTATTAATGCATCACCACAGGGTTTGTGGAAAGATGGACCATATGCTAAAATGGCAGAAAAAATAGCCATTGTAGAAATGAAAAAATTACACTCTGCTAACTACATGCATGATAAAGACTATAAAGGACTATTTAAGTGTGGGAGGTGTAGAGGATATAAAACTACTTTTTACCAAATGCAAACACGTAGTGCTGACGAACCCATGACAGTGTTTGTTACGTGTCACACGTGTAATCGAAGATGGAAAACTTAGAGAACGTTTAGTTTTACCCCGTACATGCTATGCGTTAGATCTGTATCTTGATCTCCTACTGATAAAATATAATTGTACCCTGTTTGTTTTTTCAGATTACCCTTGTTAATAGCGGGTGTTAAGTAAAGTTCATCATATAGTATACCGTATCTTCTTAGTTGCATCACTGTAAAATGACGTGATACTATTGAAAATGGTCTAGCTGTTATAATAATAATTTTATACCCCAATTTTTTACAGTAATTTAATAAATTAATCATTTCTGTATTCGCGACCCCATTTGTAAAAATAAGAGTATCGTCTATGTCAAACATAACTGCATCTTTTTTGTTTATAACTCTATTTTTAAGAATGTTCTTTATTTCCATATTTAATATACTTTAAGAATTAAAACGTAGACTTTTTATTATGGAAAATCAAATTGTTGACATTGAATTCGAAGACAATATTTCAAATATTGCACAAATACGTAAAGATTTGGGTTCGGAATATTTAGTTTCGATTTTAGATTACTGTGGTTATGAACTTTGGGATTTTGATGAAGATCTTATAAGTGTACCAAAAGAAAGTGTTTCTGGATTTTATGATACAACTAACCTTGAATGTACAGGGCTTTATGAACAACTTAAAGATGGATCATACACACTCATTGATCACTCTGACGATGAATACGTATTACCAAGCGATGACGAAAGTGATGATTCGGGTTCTGATGTTAGTCTCGACGATGAATTTTAATATAGTGTATTAGTAAAATGAAAGACACTTATATATTATTATCGGCAACTTTTACCTTATTAATACTTTATACATTCATGTATAACCCAAAACAGGAGCAATATTGTGGTATGTGCACAGGTAAGTAAAATCTCAGGGTATAATAGAAATGCCAAAACCTACTGAATATGTTGCCACGGTTACGAAACCTAAACGAAATACACCAATTAAGCGACAAAAGGCTAAGGAACTTATAAGACCTGTTAAATTAGAATCATCACCATCAAAATCATTTATAAATTTTATTAAATCTTTCGGATCGCCATCGCCTAAGACTAAGACTAAGAAAAAAACTCCTAATAATTTTACTAATAATAATAAAGAAATTAACAAAAGACTTAATGAAGCGAAAAAACAAGCAAATCAAAATACGTCACCCCAGACAAAAAAATCCAAATCCAGACGTGAAAATAAGCCATTAAAGATATTGTTTTAATTAAATCGTTAAAATAAATCAATAATATAATTACGAAATTTCCGTATTTATATTATTTATAGATAGTATATGGGAAAACGAAAAGCTAATAATTCTCCACCGTCGTCCATACCATCAAGTTTAGGTAGTTTATTTAACAATTTTTTTAACTTTAAAATTGGTAATACTACTATACCTCGACAACCGGCTAAAAAAAAGTCGCGTACGAGTATGATTACTAATAATAAAAATGAAACTATTAAAAAATTGACATTCAACAATACTACAAACGTACCGAACACATTCAAAAAGTTACTCGAGAAAAACGAAAAAAACGAAAAAGCTAGAAAAAATAAAAAATAGGTTTATATTAATAATGTCAATTGAATTAAACAAACTAAAAAAAGAGCTTAAAAAACTTGATAAAGAGTATAAGAATTATTTAAATTTAGCTAAAAAATCTGAAAGTGAAAATAATTATAATGCGAAGAAAATGATTCTATCATATCTCTCTCTTATGGAAAAAAAGATAAAAAACGCAAAGATAGAAATTAATAATAAGGAGGCGTTAATAAAAATCCAAGCCAACGCGAAGAAGGAAAAGGCGGCGTTCAAAAGGAAAGCAAATAACGCGTTTAATTCACCAAAAAAAGGTTCTACACCTAAAAAAATAAACCATCAATATTTAGTAAAATAAATTTTGTAAAAAACATGGCAAAGTTACAAAGAGGACTTTTTTTAACACCAAATAGATCTAAGTCTTCTAATAAAAAATAACAGGCTATTATAAGTATAATGGTTGAGAGTAATAATAACCAGTTTTATATCAAATACCATACTACTCGACCAAGAAGAATTCAAACTCCTAAAAGCAATGTTATTGCAAAATCGATTGCAAATGCGCGGAAACCAGTTCGTACTCAACGTATAAAGAGTACACCTCGACGTGTTACAAAACAAACGCCTGTAAATTATAAAAAAATGGTAAACAAAGCTATTAATAATTATAACGAAGCTAATGCTGCTAAAGCACTGTTAAATTTAAATCCAAAGCCGGATGCTAAGGCGAACTCGATGACTGGAGCCGATAAGAAGAAAAAAAGTCGGGTGGAAATGACTGAAGCCAAACGGGAGAAATTAAGAAAACAAAAGAGGGAATGGGCGAGAAAAAGGGTGAATTCGATGACTGAAGCCAATCTGGAGAAATTTAGAAAATATCATAGGGAATATCAGAAAAAAAGGTATATGGAAATGTCTGAATCTAATAAGGAGAAAAGGAAACAATATACGAAGGCATATCAGAAAAAAAGACAGGTGGCAATGACTGAATCTAATAAGGAGAAAAGGAAACAATATATGAAGGTATATAAAAGTAGACCTAAGTCGGTCAATAAAAAATAAAAAAGTAATATATGAAAGATCCCTTTAAGACTCGTGTCACTAAGAACGATAAGAAAGCTAAAAAAGGACTCTATACACAAAAACATATAAGGCTTAAACAAGAGACGCTTAATAACAGTAAGACAAACCAAAAGGACCATGGCTCCATACAACCCACCAAGTGCTCATTACAGTCAGTTTGACGTATCTGCTTATAATGAGGATGATATTTTCAAGTTTATCGGTAAGAACGGTAAAAAGTTTTATTGGTTAACACGTTACCTTGATCTCTCGTACATGTGGTACGATAAAAAGCGTAAAGTTATTGAACTTTGGGGACCGTATGAGTCTCTTAAATACTTTTCGGCTCACCAAATTTTAGAGTGTGAATTAGACCTAAGTTGTAATAAAATAGAAGTATAAGTAAGATAAAATGACTACTCAATCCTCAAACTCGTATCAAATGTTAAAGAAACCTGGTTGTTTTATGCAAGATAGAAATAACCATGTGAATGAACAAATTGTAGAAAAACTTTTACCCGGTTCTCTTGTTTATGATATTATTAATGCTAAATACAAACCTGAACCTGAGCGCCCACCTTTTTATGTTCAAAACAAAAAAGATTATTTGGAAAGCTTGGAAAGAAACTGTAAAAAAATGGGTATTTCTTTTAAAAAACCAAATGTGGAAGAAATTCAACCTATTCAAAAAAAATGCACAAACGCTGAAAACCATATAGACTACCTTGATAGTATCGTCTTAAAAACAACCGTTTTGAAAAATGGTAAAGTTAAGGTTAAATTAATACCACAAATGGCAATCTTGAACGAAAATTATTATTCGAAATACAAGATTCCACCTATAAAAAGTGTTTTATCGGTATTAAAATCACACGGATACTCAAATGAATTTATACAATCTGTGAAAGATAAACACAAAAAAAGAAATAAATTAATCGAGGTTAAATGGAGAAAGCTAGAAAAGTTATTTGATAAAACTTCAATTAAAAAGAAGAAGACCAAGAAAAAAGAAGTGGTCGAAGAAGATTTAGTAGAAGATATACCAGAAGAAAATAAAGAAGACGACGAACCGGAGGAAGATGAAGCTATTGAAATCGATGACGAAGACGAAGAAGAAGTTGTTGAGGAAGATTACGTGTCAGATGGAGGAGACGAATAAAACTTAAGTTAGACTTTTTTTAATAAAAAATAATTTACAAAATGAATATTTTCTTTTTATCTATGAACCCCGAAGAGCTTGCTTATATGTACTGTGATCAACATGTAATCAAGATTCTACTCGAAATATGTCAAATGATGTATACCGCATGGTTTTACTCGGATCAAACCGAATATGTAGAATCAAATGCACCTTATACCGTAAACGGAGCGCGCCGAGGGTACAAAGCTGCTCATAAGAAACACCCTACAACATTATGGATATCATCAAGTATTGATAACTATAATTTTGCAGGTGAAATAGGAATGTCACTTGCACTTGAATATAACAAACGATTCGGTAAAATACACGCGTGTTCTAAACATATACTTTGGTTATATGAAAATAAACCTTCACGTTTCGAACTTCGTGAGAGTGAAACTGCGTATTATCCCATACACGACTTTAAACACGGACTAACGAGAATACCGGCGTGTATGCCCGATAAATACAAAGTACCAAGTATTATTGAATCGTATAAGTTATATTACACAGGTGAAAAAGAGAGTTTTGCGAGATATACTAGAGTTTAATTTATAAATATACTATAAGATGAACTGGAAATGGTTCCGTAAACGTTTAAGAAAAAAACGTAAAAAAATACAAAAATTCATAAATAAAAACCCTATTATTATAATTATATTCTTACAATTAAGTATAATGGGGACCATGTTAACCGTATCAAAACTATTTAGTTCCCCACCTTTAAAAATAGAAAAGAAACCCGAATATGAACACCGGATATATAGTGATTTTATTAAAGGTGTTAAGAAAAACGAAATCGTTAAAGCGGAAATAAATCCTCAAAGTGATATTGTATATTTCGAAGAAAATAATGGAACCTTTGGTACGTCGTATTATACACCTTCAGAAGATTTTTGGAAAACCATGTCTGAGAGTCAAGTTGATTTTGATTTAGTTCGAACACCGATCGGTGGAACTTTTAATGATTTTGTATCGTTCATATTCATTACTATAGGTTTCTTTGCAATTTTTAGAATGTTTACGGGTGGTGGTCAAAGTGCATTTTCCATGATGAAAAATGACATTGACGTAGAGAGTCAAATAACAACGCGTTTTGAGGATGTTCAGGGTATAGATAGTGCTAAGGATGAACTCGAAGAGATAGTTGATTTTCTCAAACAACCCGAAAAATATTTTGGTACAGGTGCTAAAATACCAAAAGGAGCGTTATTAACGGGTAAACCAGGTACGGGTAAAACGCTTTTAGCACGCGCAATCGCGGGTGAATCGTCCGTTCCATTCATTCAGTGTTCAGGGTCATCGTTTGTTGAAATGTTCGTTGGTGTTGGTGCAAAAAGAGTAAGAGAAGTGTTTGAAATAGCCCGAGAAAATGAACCATGTATTATTTTTATAGATGAAATTGATGCGATCGGTAAGAAAAGGAGTATGAATGGGTTTGCGTCGAACGACGAACGCGAACAAACAATTAATCAACTCCTGACCGAGATGGATGGGTTTGATAACACTTCCCAAATTGTTGTTATTGGCGCAACAAACCGTATCGATATACTCGACGATGCGTTATTACGACCCGGCAGATTCGATCGTAAAATACAAGTTTCTTTACCCGATGTACACGGACGCGAAGAGATACTCAAAGTACACGCCAAAGATAAAATGTTAAGCGTCGATGTAAGTCTTCGTGATCTTGCAAAACAAACGACGGGGTTTTCAGGTGCAGATCTCGCAAATGTTATGAACGAGTGCGCGATACGAGCCGTTCGTGATGGAAAATCTGGGATGATAACACCGGATATTGTCGAAGACGTGTACCAAAGAATAGTTGTCGGTGCTAAAGGAAACCGTGCCGTTTCTGAAGCGCGTAAGGCGCGAGTTGCATACCACGAGGCGGGACACGCCATTATCGGTGTACTCATGCGTGAATACGACGAAGTTCGTAAAGTGAGTATATTACCAAGAGGTGACGCGGGTGGTGTTACATATTTTCAACCATCTACGGATGACGTAGGTATGTACACGAAAGATTACCTTTTATCACAAATTAAGGTCGCACTCGGTGGTCACGCCGCAGAGGAAATCGTTTACGGGCGTGAACATGTTACTACAGGTGCATCCAGTGATTTTCAACAAACGTTTAACATTGCACGTGAAATGGTGACTACGTATGGTATGAGTGAAACTATAGGTAAAATGAACATTAATCCCGATCTTATATCTCCCGTAACAGCA